CTAATAATTTAACTAATTCTGGATGTCCTGCATCCCGAAAACGGTTGGTTAATGTGGTGTTGTGCGAAACCACAGCTTGTTTTAAATACGCAAGTAATACACCCCCAATCTCTGCTCTAAATGCTTCTGCTTGGGCTTGTATAACTGGATGTGAGTTGTTACCAATAGAGATAATTTGATCCAACGCTTGTTCCGCTATCTCTTCAGGGGTAAAACCGCGCCCCGACATAGTGCCTACTTTTACTATTCCTACTTCCAATCCACCTTCTGTGCTTATCATGGTCCGGGGGACTCCGATCTAAGGGGTATCCTAATAATGCCGTCTCTGTACTCGTCTCTTCTTCGACGACCCTGCTGTTCAATACCAAGTCCTTGAATTGCCTGCTTATAGCTTGCTTCAAAAAACTGCAGCATTTCAGTCGGTCCTTTGGTGTAGCTATACGCTTGGATTAAGCAAGCATATAGCAACGCCTCTGGAGAATTAGTGCTTACCCACGTTGTAGTGTTTGTAGCAGACAGTTGCGCCGGTCTTGTTATGTAGCCAATTTGCATAGCAATATTAGCATTGGGCGTTGGTGCTAAGTAGAAAGTGTTTTCATCCCACACCGAATAATACTTAGGCACGCCTTCAACAGAGTAGTCCGGCCAGTATTCCTTCAAGAAGGACGTGTCCCTAAATTCTAAAAAAGTCTGAACACCCGCTATCGTTGTCATGAGGTAACGATGGGTCAAAATAGTGCTAGGTGCAGCTAGGAATCGATTGCCCTGTGTAGACGTGCCTGTTGCCTCGATTCTGAATACATCAAGATCAATGTCACGCAGTATGCGGTTTTCGGCCATCGTGATAAACGTATTAATTACTGCGTTGGTAAACACATTAGCGTCTACCTCAGTGTAATTGCGTATGTTTGTGACTAGCTCGTCATATGTCATCTCAAGTCACCACTATCGCTACAGTGCCTATATATCCCACGCCTTCTACAGGTCGTTGTGCAGGGAAGGGCTGCATGTTTGTTGTTCCTGACGTATAGTTAGCACTGCCTACACTGTTAAACGCTGCATCGCCGGGTAAACCCAAGAAAACTACCACAGGCTCTATTCTATCTGTTCTAGGGTCCCGAAGAGCTACCGCATCGCCTCGATAAGTCAAAGGCTCGATCTGCGGAGACTTAGGCTCGTAGTCTTCTGGGCAGACCATGAAGCCTTTCCAATTCTTCCGCAGTGTCTGGTAAGGGTATTGAAATCCACAGTAATCGCAGATCGCAATTGCAAACTTACCTGAAGCATAAGCCATATTGTTATCCTACACTTGGGACAAAATGGACGCTTGCTGTGTCCCTGTCCTCATTTGCTGCACGGAGAAAATCTTCTTCGTAAATCGCTTTCAATCCGGTTGCCCTATCTGCAGCGAATTTTAGCGAAAGCATATAAGCCAATCCCGAAGCCAGACAAGGGAGGAACCGGAAATTCACATCAGTGGTGTTGGTATACACCCCCGCGTCTTCTATGCGCTTTATTCTATAGTATACCAGTGTGTAAGCTTTATCTGCCGCAGGCCACAAGAAAATTGTAGGGGTCATAGTGCGCTGCACATAGTACTGAGTGGGCCTAGCCTCGGTAAGCTTGTTCGGCACATTCAAATACTCGGAACGGCTAATTCTCGAAATACTTACATCTTGCTGCTGTCCATTAATGCTCTGCCGGATAACCGCTGACAAAACATTTACTGTATCTGCGCCAGGAGCCACTTCCTTGTCTCCCTGAACTAACGCATGTGTCGCCGATTCTATCGTCCACAAATTTAGACCACGGTTGGCCCAATCGAGAAACAACAGATTCAAGGAGCGCGTAGCAGACTTTAGCTGATAACCAGCCGTCATCTGCATTCCGCACCGCTCAAATGCTTCTTCAACAATCTCCTCTATCGAAAGGTTGAAGTCTGTTGTGCTCGATGTAGTCATTCCTACTTAGCCTTTTTCTTTACAGCTCCACCATCCTTATACATTGGGATGCCAGTAGTTCTGCTTCGAGTTTTTAGCACCTTATTTCTAGGGCCACTTCTTACTGCCCCTCCGCCTTGGGTGGCGGCGCCCATTCCACGTCCTGCCATGTTACTTACTCCTTTTTGATCGAGCTTTATGTGCCGAGTCTTTCATGATTGTGCCGTCAGGCATTCGATGGGAGCCTTTCTTTACAGGTCTAGCTGATTTTTTGGCAGACCTTGCTTTAGTTACCATTTTTGGCAGCTCCAGTACCTTGCGCTAAACTTATCTTTGGCTGTGTCGCAGTTATGGCGTGCTCTAAAGCTGGCACGTCTAGCTGGGATGGCTTTTTTGATTTTCATATCAGGATCACCAAACCTTACTAGCTTAACGTCGTCACCCTTCTTAGCCAAAACTGCAAACTTCTTGCTGCCTCCAGAAGTCCTTTTTGGTTTGTTGTAACCAGAGAAGGACTCTCCTCGGTAGCTGACGCGCCCAGAGGGCGTTCGCTTTACAGTTTTGGTCGTCGCCACTAAGCAGCCGCTCCACCTTCAAACATCAGCGTCACGTCTGTGACTGAAGTTGCCGGTGTTAAGGATACAATATCTATAAATATCCCCGCACTGAACAAAATCCCAGCATCTGGAACATCTATACTCATGCCGCCTGCCGGCTTAGGTGCTCCAATAGTCCAAAGCACAGGCGCGGACACGTCCGCACCATTTCTAAGATTAATAGTTCCTTGCGTGTTGGTGGCACCGTCTCCCAGTAAATTGAGAAAGTATACTCCCATCAATCGTGTTCGCCCGGACACAGCAGCATTTGACGCTTGTTTGGTTACTACCGATATATTACTCGCACTCATTTTTAGTCTCCTTTAGAAAGACTACGCTGAGTCTTCGGCAGCTTCTTCTTCAACAGCGACTTCTTCGACTACTTCTTCTACAGGCGCTTCTTCAGAAACGCCCCACAAACCTTTTGAACTAGACATATTACTCTCCTTATACTGTGCTAAATGGTGAAACGGTAGTGCCTGAACCCATTCCTACGACATTTACATACCATGTATTTGCGCTAATAGGGGTTATGTGCACTTCGGTGTCAATTAATCCGCCTTTGGTTGTGCCATTAAACGTCATGGTATTATTACCAGCGGCAGCACTTGCTTGAAAACCTGTGACAGCTCCAGCGGCCCCAATCATAAGACCCGTTCCAGTTAAAACATCCCCTGCCGCACAGCTTATAACGCAGTCGTTAACAACGTCTAACGCGAAGTAAAGGGAGATGGTTGCGCCAAATTCATTTTGTTGATCGGGGCTAGTGGGATCTGACGGGGTAGCGTCTTGTACTACAGGAAGCTTAATCGTCCCTGCTCCAGCGGCATAATCTTCATTTAAAAGATTCAGTTTGCCAGCGTTACCTACTGTTTGAGTCCCAGTGGTGCTGTTAACAGACGACAGGACGGCCAAAGTAATTGCGTTACCTGCTACGATAACTTGGTTTTTGTAGCCTGCAGGTACGAAACCTGCGAGCGACCGGACGGGACCTGAAAATGTGGTTCTAGCCATTTTGAATTCCTCACATGCGAGTGATGGGGTGCTCTGTCTGCATGTCGTCAGCCGGGACTGTCAGAAGCACCGGATGATTCCCGGAATACTTTCAGTATATACCAGTTATTCCTCTGTTGCACAAAAAAAACCCCGCACTAGGCGGGGTTAAAATCAAGGAGCTAGGGGCGACATGTAAGCACCCCAAATAAAGAATAACTTTATTTGGGACATAAAAAAAGACCCCGAAGGGTCTTTTTATTAGCTATGGAACTAAGAACCGTCTGATCCGAAGATGCCACGCGGGTCACTAAAGCCAAAGCTGTAACGCTCACGGGCCTTGTAACGCATGTTGCCCGTGTTGAATTCACCCTCAAAACCAGTTGAAAGTGAAACGCGGTCAAACATTTTCATACCGTTTGGCGCATCAGTGATGACAAACCAAGCGTCAGGATCAGTCAAGTAGTGATTGACCGAGTACCCTTGTGGGACCATTCCCATGTTGCGGATAGCGTTGATGTCATTATCTGCCGTACCAACTCGCAGAGTAGACTTCAAGATGCGGTCTGCCGTGAACTGAAGCTCTTTAGGAAGAATAAGCTTCGTGCCCTGGACTGCAATCTTTAGACCACGCTCATCTGTGAACGAAGAAATGTCTATCAATGCCTGCTCAAGGGAGGTTTCGGTCAAGTCCGCAGCTACGGTCAACTTATTCTTTAGATCAGGGCCCGTAAGGGTGGGGTGAACTAATGAACATAGAGGCACACCGTCGCCACCCAGCGAAGTCAAGAATGCACCATTAAGAATGGCTGCTCCCTTGATCTGCTTAGTAGTAGCCATTGAACGTGCAAGGGCTTTTGTGTACCTAGCCGACAGCTTGTCATACAAGTTGTCTTCGATAGCTTCTTCTGTTAAGGAGAAAGCCAACGCTACGGTCTCATTGGTGTAACGCGCCGTATAGACTTCTTGCGCTTGGTCATATGCGACACCAGCGCCTTCAGACTTAATGGGAGCTTCGCCAAAACCAGACAACATCACCTCTTCTTCAAATGCTCTGTCCGAAGACTCGACATCATAGATTTCAGTATGCTCTTGGTCGTATGTATTGTACTCCAATCCGAACAAAGCATTCAGACCGGGCTCCAGCTCTTTTACTAATTGGGCTCTTGAAATAGCCATTTGCTAATCTCCTTATTGTCCCGCAACGCCGGCAGAGCCGTAGCTGTGTTCGTTAATTTTTACCACCACAACAGCGTTGGCCCCTACTGCATTGTTCGGCACATCCCAAAGACCAATAATCTTCAGATTAAGCGCCGCAGTTGTAGCTATACTACTTGTAGAAAGTTCATTGGCAGATAGGCCAGTGACTGTGTTACCTGTACCCACAACAATATCCGCGTTCAGCCCATAATTTGTAGCTAGGGAAGTGCCATCATTTTGAAGAATAAACATCTGGCTGGGATCATCAAGTACGTCTGCGGTGATCTTGCCTTGAGTGATGTTTATTGCGCCTGGGTAGTAGTTTTTCCACGTAGGCTTTTGTGTTGTAGGGTCGTTATAAAAACAACCGTTGAACACGCCTACCGCCGCTGTGTGAGAGGCCGGATTAAACTGTAAAATGTAGCCGTCTTTCAAAACAACTAAGTCGCCCTGAAAAATAGCTCCTGCCTGATTATCTGCTATCTCGTAACCGTACTGCTTTTGACCACCTGTTCCTGCAAGGTTACCGAGAGGACGCAGACCAAAAGCTTTGTCATTATTAGCCATGATATATTTCCTTAATTAAGTTGATTCAGCGCCCCGTGGGCCGCCAATGCTGACTTTACTCTGCCTCTCTGGCTTATTGATTTTCATAGACGAACCAGTGTTCGACTTCAACAAGTCATTATCAGCAGCTCTGATTTGATCATGGGTTCTTGAAGTGTAGTGTTTCCGACGCTCCGCAAGAGTTTCCTCTGGTATTCGAGCTAACAGGAGTCCGCCGACGCTAATTACGCCTGCGTGCTTTCCGTCATCTTGAACACCGGAATCAAAATCGGGATGCTCATCCGCACGCACCAGCTCGTACCCCTCTCGGAGTTTCGCTGCTACATTAACGCGGTCATCTGCACCGCCCGATTCTGCTCTGATCCACCGATGGGCATAGCCTGGAGGAGGAGTTGGGGCATCTAAGCGTGAAGGAGGAGCCCAAGCTTTACGTCGCGCAGTGACTTCCCGCGTTTCGCTATCGCGGGTGTTGCGTTTTAATTTAGGTACATTGGTAGCTTCGGTCATTTTTAATCCTTAACGTGTTTTGCATATTCTTCAAGTGGAACCCCTAGTTTTTTTGCTATCGCAACTTGACTTGGACTCAACCTTACAGTGCGGCGTGCTGTGTTATTTACACCCGAAGATCGGGTTGCAGGGGCTACCGGCTGCACGGAGCGGCGTGACCTGTTGTTTTTTGGCGTAGGGGTAGGTTCAAATTCACTTGGGAAGATGTCCCTTATTCTACGATCTATCTCATCATAGTACTCATCGGTACTTGGGTCAAACCCTTCCTTCTGGACTAGGTCCACATGAATGCCCCGAACAGCGTGTGTCATAACAGTGTTTTGCCCAAACCAGATATTATTTTCGGCCCACTCCTCCGCTCTAATGTCCGGCTCTGGAGCACGTTGTGCAGGAACCGCTTGTTGCTGGGGTTGGGGTTGGGCTGGCGCCGGAACCGGAGTTTGTGCGCGGCGAGCTGTTGTGTCCTGTATCCTCTGCTCCTCCATCATCGCTGTAGTTAGACGTTGCTGCGCCTCCGTCTCAGTATCTATGTCGCCCTCTTCTCTCGCTTTTTTTATAACCTGTTTCAAAGCTATCACATGAGAGCTGATGCGGCCTTGTGCTTCCTGCAGTCGCTCGCCATCTGTTTTCTGATAGCGTTCTTCCAGCTCTTGATTTTGCTGCTGAACATTTTTAGCATACTCTAGTGCTGCTTCCTCGCGGCGCTGAGTTTCTCTAAGACGGGCTGTGAGCTTATCTATACGCTTTTTAACTTTGCCAGAATACTTTTCCAAATCATCTTTGTCGGACTTGGCCTCTTGCTTAGGCGCTTCCTCTACCGCAGGCGATTCCTCTACCGCGAGTTCGGCATCAGTGCCATCTTCGTTCATCTCTACAGTGGCTTCTTGCTCTTCTTCGCCTAGCTCGAACTCTAATTCCTGATTCATTTGTTCTTTCATTTTTAAACCCCTGATCACATGTGTAGGATGTCTTCAGGGTCATTAACAAGCCCCAAGACTTCATCATCATTCAATAACCGGATTTCGCCACCGTCTATCTGAATCCTAGAGCCTGCGTAGCGACCAAAAATTACCCAATCGCCAGCCTTACACCAAGGGCCCTCTGGGAACTTTGACTCATCCGCATACGCCAAAGCACCTACTTTGAGGACATATCCCACATTAGTGGCTAATTGCGTTCGCTGGCGTGTTTCATCAGCAAGGACTATGCCTCCCTTAGTGGTCTTTGCACCACGATACGGAAGAATAGCTATGCGCCAGCCAGTTGGTTGAGGAATAATATCAAGGACGTTATCAGCAAGTCCTTCTGCTTGGACTTTGCCTTCTTCGGTGTAAGCATCATCAAGAGTAGGCTTCTTAGACTCACTGTCTTCCGACAATCGGCCTTCCTCCCACTTCTCTTCCAGCGGCGTTAATTTTTCAGGTTTCATAGGGTTTTCTCTGGAGGTTAAAAATCTTCTGAATGCTTATCCAATCTATCTCGGATAATTTGATCCACAAGCTTAATCCCTTCCAGACGGCCCATAAGAAAACGGTAGCGCTCCATATCTTTAATTGTGCCATTGAGAACAATTGATTCGGAGTCTACCTGCAACTTTCTAATGTCCTTCAATACGCTTTCAGCGAAATCCAGCATGGTCGTTTTTCCATGAGAGCAGACGTTTAATAGCCACTGTCTGGGGGCTTGTGTCTAATAAATCTTTACGGGTCTATTCCCGTCACGCTTTTTTACTATTCTAGCAGGTTTCGGGGACTTCATTGAACCCCCCTTTGCCCTTTTTTTAGGCTTTGCTGTATTCAGGGCTATTGCAACAGCCTGGCGACGGGGTTTCCCAGCCTTCATCTCTTTTTTGATGTTACTGGAAATGGTCTTTTTACTAGAGCCTTTTTTTAGAGGCATGCGTATTCTCCACTAACAGAGATAAGTTGGACCACAGCCTCTTTTAGCCAGTCCGCATCCACGGGACTGTACTGATCTCATCTTTCCTTTGCTCTTCTTAACGTCGCCACCTTTTGCCATGCGGTTCATTTGACGCTTTTCATATGCTTTTTCGCGGTCAATTCGGCCATACTCATCACGAGCATTGCGGCCTTCCGCGCCTTTAGCGTATGTCTTAGGCGCAATGCGATAAATTTCATCGTCTAAATTACGCAATACTTTTTTATCACGAGCCATTGTGCGTGCCATGTCTATCTCCTAAAGTTTACTGGGCTTGTTGATTCTTTCACGCGATACGTCTGCACGCAACTGTGCAATCTCTTGCTGAGACTGGATACGTGCCTCATTGCCTTGCGCGTTCTGAGCAATCCTTGCTTGGTCTATCTGGATGCCCTGCTCCTTTATAGCAATATCCGCTTGATCTTTAGCTGCCCGTTGCTGAAGCTCTTGTGCTTTAAGCGCAATAACGGGGTCTCCTTCACCTTCTTCGCCTGAAAGTTCAGCCTGTGTTCCTTTGAGTTCCATCATGTATTCCGCAACCTTGATGGCAACCATTGCCTCACGCTGCAAGTCAGAGACCATACTGTCTGGGTCACTGCCGTAATCTGTAAACAAAGACGCTTCAGTATCTTCTTCCGCTTTCAATCGCACATGCTGCAAAACGTGCTTCTGAAGCTCTGAAGAACCTAGTGGGTTAGCCTGCATAAGCGGAGATAGGCCCATTATTAAATGTGAAGCAATGTGGGCATCATGCTGCTGCCCTGCAAAGGCTTGAAGCGACTTGCCGTCTGCCACTTCGATGTTTTCACTGGCAGGGTCTTTGGGCATCTGGTTGGTCTGCACTTTAAGAATGCCATCAATGTCTCGGACATTCATCGCCTGATACACGCGGTAGTAGGCTTCGTACATATTGTGCATCTGAGGCGCACTTTGCGCCAATTGTAGCTGTGTTTGGGCTAACGTGATGCGCTGTGCAGAAGAAAACACATTGGGGTCAGCAATGGGTAAGACCGCAACCATATGGTCAAAATCGCACTTTTTTACACTCCTAGACGCGCCAGGTACATCATATGGGTAATTATCAGGCAAATATTCCCCAAAACCAGCCGCCAGCATCTCAAATTCTTGTGTTTGAGCATAGTACAAGCGCTTATGGATAGCAGACATCACCATCGAACCCCGTTCAAGCAGTGCCAGAGTCGTTCCTACGGCTGCTTGCTGGTTGCCATCGCCCACTTGCATGTCTGCAGTGCTCGCTAAACGCTTTCCAGCGTCCACGGCGAAACCCATAAGCGTAAATAACGTCTGAGAAGGCTCTTTATAAGGTAAGGGCAACAACGATGCCGACAATTCAGCACCGCCAGCGTCAATATCCCGCCACTCGCCCGGCTGAATAGGGTTATCATCGTCAGCAATCCGCGCTCCCTTCGCCTTAAAGCCTGCAGGAAGGTTGGAAAGCGTACCTGCGTCAAGAAGTTGACGCAAAGCCATGGTAGCTGTCTTGGATAGTCCACCAATCAAATGCACAAAGCCTAGACCGTAGGCTCCAGGCCCTTCCACAAGCACGTAATGAACAAAATACTCACGGCGTTTCTTTAATTCGTCTTCTTCAAGCCAGTTTCTACGCACTCCCACGACTTTTCCGCTGTCTTCAGCAATCGTAACGACATAAGGCAGCTTAATTCCCGTCTCGTTCTCTTCCTCGTCCATGTCTTCAAACCCGTAAAGGTTTAAATCCACACAGAATTCTAACAAAAAGATCTCTTCGGGCTCACCACTTTGCGATACACCTACCGTCCGGTTGATTGCATCACGAATCTGGTTGCCGCCAGTGGGGTTGTCTTGTGGCCTGACTTCAATATCTAGGTATTCGCCGGCAAAGGCCCGCTTTTTAAACTCATTGGTGTCCATGGCAATCCGCTGCGTAATGCGCGGACACTCAGAAACAACGCTAGAACCGTTATAAGGTATATAGAGATCGTCAGGAAGGACTAAACGGCTGACCATACGGCCTAACTGCTCGTCATAATAGACCTTCTTGAAGGTAGAGCCACCGTATCCCGTGTAAAACAACAGTTGGTCGAACTCAGGGGTGTATTCTTTCATCACCGTAGTGATCTGGTAGTTCATGAAGTCTTGAACACGAGACGCTTGTTGCGTCTTGTCCAGGGTCTCTTTGCCTAGAGTCTGCGTGCGGACAGGGCCGCCTGCTGGCATAAGCTCTTTAAACGCCTGAGATTGGAACTGTACAATGGCCTCGGTCAACATAGGGTGGACCGTACCCGCCGCACCACGGAAGGGCCGAGTGCGGTCCTCGATTTTAAGCCCTAAGAGTTCTAAACCGTTGGAGTACATCTCTTCCCATTCACCACGGGAGGACTTATCTGCTTCAAAAAGTGCTCGTAAATCAGAGGAAATACGCCCAAGCTCATTGTCTTCTATGACTTCTGCCAAATTGCCATAGAAATCAATCTTATCCTCTTCAGGCTCAAAATCTACGAGCGCACCGCCCTCCTCATCTAGGATGATTTCGATATCCGGCTCCATCTCATCATCCATCTCAATGATGTTAGTTACCGGAGCTAGGTTTACAACCTTATCTACTGGCATGTTTTTGTCCTATATGTATCTGAGGTCATTGTACACACGTTCTATCCTACCGCCATTAGCTTTTTTAATTGGCTTAGGGGGAGTATCCAATTCATTAAGTGCGCTCCTGTAAGGAGATGCTGGATTTTTAAATGAATCCAACACCATGACAGGGATTTCTTCCATGCCTAATTGTTTAGCCGCCAGAGCGCGGTGCATTCCTTCCTGTGATCGTCCATATCCACCACTGCCGTAATCCAGAAATGGTGCGGCATAAACCTGTCCATTACGCATTGACTGGGCCATCAAAGAAATATAGTCAGCGCCCTCGTCAGTTTTTTTGTATTCTATAATTTCCTGCGGTGTACGTTTACTGCTTTTTGACAATATTTTAG